GGAACATTTACTCGGATAAATTCTTCTTCAGATGTAGATGTTATTGTTACTAAATACCCTTGTTGTCCTTTGAATGTTGTTGCCAATGACCTACTTCTTGCGTTTGTGTAAGTAGTTCTATCTGCGGTAGCAGTTAGTGGTCTATAAAAGTGTCCATTAACTCCATTGTAAAAGAACCCCACTGGGTTTACAGTTGCAGCAACTGATAATTGGACATTACCTACAACCGAACCTGTATTTACCTTTAAGGATGCCAACGCATTATTGATGTTACCCATCGTACCGGTCACAACTAAACGAGTCTTATTACCACTTAATGTAAATCCACTTGCAGCGGTTAAACCTGTGGTAGTAACTATATTAAATGTAGTACCTGATGGTGGATTGACTAAACTGATTGAAGCTAGTAGAGTTTCAGTAGCTCCAAACCCACTTAATTCAAATCCACTCGCATCTTGTCCATTGGTTGATTGTAAAAAAGATTTAGGGTCTGGAGCAGATACACTCTGTCCAAACCCTAAAAATGGAATTAGTAAAAAATATATTACTAATAATTTTTTCATATTATTCTACTATTAATTTTATTGTGTTTCCACCACCATCTACCGCATCAGATAGAACAAAAAAGAATAAACCGGCAGTATTTGTTAAAGTTGTTTTTGGTGTAAATGTCACTTTATATGGTGTACCCGTTTTAATTCTAGCTGTTTTTAATTGGTCAATAGAACCAAATGTCAATCTACCATTATCATGTGTTGAGAAGTTAGTCATTGTGGGTCCTGTATCGAATGTCACATTGTCTAATGTCAATCTTGTTTGGTCATAGTTCATTATAAGTTCTAATCCCGCCAATCCTTCTTTGGTTAATGTCGTAGTTAAAACAACTTTACCATTTTCTAACTTAGAAGAAACACTTAAATTTGCGGTTTCTAATGTTTTAGAAGCATATGTACCCAAATATTTTGGTGTGGTTTTTGCCGATGAATTACTTGCAATGGTTTGGGCAACAACTGCAGGATCAGTTGAATGAGACCAGTTTAAATCACCAGGCCAAGCGTAGACCATATTAACCACTTGGTTGTTTGAAGTTACAACTACTTTGTGTTTAGGTGTACCATTTAACCAATTTTGGTCTAACAATCCAGTATGCCATATAAGGTTTGTCACGGTTGACGTTGGTATGTGTGCAACTGAAGACACATCAATTCCCATTACATTAGCGAATAAATAATAAGAATCCTTCTCATTAAAGATAGCATCATCTTTTGATACATTACCAACTACCTTTTCTAAATTAGAATATGTAAAGAAATTTGGTGTTCCCGCTATATCAGTTTGTGAATGACCTAAAAACGCCTTATAAGCATCGGATACCGTGATGATATTATTCATAAAAGGTTTTTGAAAGGTAGCTGATATATACACACCAACTTCATCACCAATTTTAACTTGAGTAGTGAATACCGCTTCACCAGTCGCATCTAATTGTGCTTGTGCAATTACTGGTTGTGAAAAATCGATAGTTCCATCTGTCTTTAATTTGTATATCTGAGCAGTATGGTCTACGATATTTGTATATCCAGTGGGAAATGCAACTTTAACTTTAAAAGAAGATGAACCACCAGTTACGGTTCCAAGAGATATTGGAGTTCCTGTTGTGGTAATTGGGGAAATGTTTTGGGAGTTTATATCAATTGCATAACCAATACTTAATTGATGTATATCACTATATGATATATTATCTTTAATAGTAAATTTTTGAGATACAAAATCTCCATCAATTTTAGCATCAGTTCTTTGTATCGTCAATTGTCCAACATTCCAATCAGCATTTGCAGTATAATTCCAAGGAGTTGTTTGATACTGTTCGTATAACGAAGTAGCCGGTTTTGTATTTGAAGGAGTGAATTTATAATTCACCCATTCAGTACTAAATGTTTGTACCGAATTACCTTGTGAATAGATTGTACTATTAGCTACAGGAGTTAAAATCTTGTTGTTATACTGATATCTTAACCACAAATATCTCGGTGTTTGTGTACCCGAGTTTATATTATATTTGATAGTTATCACATCACCCACTTTGTATGGACCAGGTTCTACAACAGATTGATTTATTGTTACTTGTCCGTATAATGGTATTGTAAGAAATAATACGGTTAAGAATATGATTATCTTTTTCATCCTATTCAAATAATTTAGTAATAATAGACCCACTAGCCCTTTTTATTGCATTACTTAAAGAAGTCTGATTAAATTTTCCACCCTCATCAACAATAAGAGTAGACATTGATATTTCAGAGGAACCCTCTTCAACCAACACCTCTTTTATTTTTTTACCATCCTTATAAAGAGTTCCCTTCATTCTCACTACAACCTCCTCTTCATTCTTATGAAATACGGAGATGTTTTTCTTGGTAGTTAGAACATCCAAATAAACAATTTCAACTTTAATTTTATTTGGAGCAGATGGTGTTAAGTCTTTACCATTTTCTTGAAGATATTCCTCGAGTATATTTTTTACCCCAAATGCTAATTGTCGATTTCCCGCAAATTTTCCGATTTTGACACTGTTTGTCACATCCTCCACCCAAATAAGGTCATCGGATTCAATAACTAATGCACCATCATTTACATATGACAATGACGGAATATTCTCACCGCTGGCGGGTGTTAATAAAATAGGCGTTAGTAGAAATGTGGTGATTAGTGTAAAGGTCTTTATTCCTCCCATAGTTTTTGTTTTTTTACATTCGTATCCCAAAAACATAGAGGCAACCCCTAGATTGTTAAGATACTTTTATTTATTTTGTCCACTAATAAATATCAGTTAATCATTTAAGATGCATAATTAATATGTTATCATTTTGATGTATTTATCATTAAAATACTCATTATGAAACTAGTCGAAATTTTCAACTCAACATTTACAACACCATTAAACATGAAAAAAAAGGCGTTACACAATGTGTACCCAACTGTTCCTGACAATTACGATAGTAAAAATAGGTTACGTGCAGTGTTGATTAAGGACGTTGATAATGATATTCGTTATGTCAAACTATCACTAATTGATAATAATTTATTGTTACCCGATAATCTTCGTAAATCTGATTACGATACACTTGTTGGGTTTTTTAAAGTTGAACTCGACTTCCCAATAAATGATGAAGGTTATGTAACTGAACCAAAATACAAACCATTGGATTCTAATGTTATGTTCATTTTTAATCTAACGAAAGAAGTTGATAGAGTTCGACGTAAATACTTATCAGAGTTGTGTGATAGAGCCGGTATAATGCACAATTTGATAGATGCTCTTGAAGGTTACGATGATGACGACTTAAATCAATTAAGTGATAGAGATATAAGAATACAGGGACTACATGAAATCATTGGTATTCACAGGTCAAGTTTTCTTTTTACAAAAACAGAAACAATCTAAAAAAAACACCTCGGATTTTTTTTTTAATTTTTTATTTCGTATAATTGTATTGTTGTCCGTTAAACAAATGGACAAACTGCCGAGGTGGTGTAAGGGTAGCCACGCAAGACTTAAAATCTTGTGGACAGATGTCCGTGAGGGTTCGAATCCCTCCCTTGGTACAATGTTTTAGGACCCATAGCTCAGTAGGTTAGAGCAACTGACTCATAATCAGTTGGCCCCTGGTTCGAGTCCAGGTGGGTCCACAAAAAAATGATATGGGATTATATGTTTTGGTTTTTGTTTTTCAAGTGTTATTCAATGTCTTAAAGACAATGGAAATTAAATACACCTATGAAAATAAAGTAAATCAACTCGTTTTTAATTCCGTATGGATTAATCTTGTCTCACTTGGGTCTATTTATTTTTCATTAGAAAGATTATTTGCCAGTGATTGGTTAATCATTGTAGTTTATATTACAGGAAGTGTTTTTGGTAAATGGTGGGCAATGACACAATTTGTCAATTACGAAAACAAATTTTACGAATTCCTTAACAAAAGAAAAAATAAAAAAATAATTTAAAAGTTATTTTGAATTTTCAAAAAAGTAGGGTATATTTGTAAAACGAAAATGTTCTTTGAATTAAATATATGGCGGCCTATAGTCATTAAATAAACCGTGAAAGCGGTATAAAGTGAATCTAAATTAGTTGTTTGGGTTCGCGGTTTCATCTTCGGGTGGAACTCGAGTAGGCAAGCGGGACATCATCGAACCTTAAGTACTGAGGGTAACACTTTAGGGAAAGTGGTTTGATGGCTAAGTGATACCGGTCATTTAGTTGAGGTGGGAACACCAATAAGAATAACTCGTAGAATTATTGTGAGAAGTACGGTCATCCAACCATACAATTGCGTGATTCAATACAATGGGAATCTTAAAACCGAAAGGTATGATTGTGTACAGGTGGTGCTGTTACAATCCTTGATTTGAATCTACCAAGGTTCATATCTTGAAGGGGTCCAAAAGTGTGGAGGTAGGGATATCTCAGAGGGTAGTTTAGTATCGTGTCGTTCAAAAGATGGCATGGCTGGTTGACGGACCACTACCTTCAAAATCGGTAACTAAAAACTTTGTTAATAAGGTTTAACAAACTTACTATAGACAAGGAAAAGTGTCCGTCAGTCATTAGAGACAGGTGACTACATAGTCGTGAGGGGTTCACGGCCACAAAAGGTCCCAAGCCTTATGTGAATTGTAAGAAAGTTCTCTAGTCCCGCAAGGACTAATCGGGGTGGCAATCTCGAAGAGTAACGAGTAAGATGAGAGTATCTAATGACTCAAGGATTGGTTAATCTAATTGACCGTCACTGGTTGGTACAGTTCAAAAGACTGTGGATAAGAAAGGAAACAATAATCTTTCTAAAGTCAACTATTAAAACTTGTAATCTCAGAGTTTTTATTTTTTCAGTTTAGTAAAACTGAATGGTGGAAGAGACCTCACACACACTACCGTGCGGCCCCAATTAAAGTCAGATTTATTCTGACTTTTTTTTTGCATATTAATCAATTTTTATTATATTTGAAATATGAGAATTGTATGTATATCTGACACCCACGGTCTCCATAAGATAATGGACGAAACGAACCCAATACCACAAGGTGATATTTTAATTCATTCGGGTGATTGTACTAATGTGGGTAAACCCCATGAAGTTGAAGACTTTGTTCATTGGTTCATGAATTTAAAGGGTTTTGACACTAAAATCTTTATTGCCGGTAATCATGATTTTGCGTTTGAAAAACACAGATATCCACATCATAAAGGTGATTATGATTGGTATTACCATTTAATGAATGAAGAAAATCTATCTCAATCAGATGTTGTGTATCTTGAAGATAGTGAATTTACAATTGAATACCCAGAATTTTCAAGACCACTTAAATTTTGGGGTAGTCCATGGCAACCGGAATTTTACAATTGGGCATTTAACTTACCGAGACATGGTGAGGAGTTGCAAAAGTATTGGTCAATGATTCCAAATGATACCGACATTTTAATTACTCACGGACCACCTCATGGTATAAGAGATTTCGTACCAAATAATTATGAGGTTGGATGTGAACTATTGAGAGTACGAGTAGAACAAGTTAATCCTTTATTACACGTATTCGGACACATTCATAACGCCTATGGTGAAGTTTATAAAGGAGATACATTATATGTCAATGCATCAATTTGTAACGAAAGATATGTACCAAGTAATAGACCAATTGTAATTGACCTAAAAGAAGATAACGGAAAATTTGTACTAACATATGTCGAAGATTAATCAACCAGTTAGTGTTGTTATACCAACACGAGAAATAGATGACAATTATTTAAAACATGTTAGTAAGATGTTTTCACATCCGAAAACTGAAATAATAGTTTACGAAAATAATGGTGAAAAATCATTACCTCAGATTTATAATCAAGGTTTAAATGAATCCACCAATGATATTGTTGTTTTTATGCACGATGATTTGATTTTGGAAACATCAAACATAACACCAAAAATCATTAAACTATTTGATAAACATCTTGATTATGGTATAATTGGTTTGGCAGGCACCGACAATCTTTTAAGTGGAATGTGGTGGCAAGACAGAACATCAATGTATGGTGTGGTTGGTCATGAAAATGAGGGTAAACGACATGTTAATCACTATTCAAAAGGTGACTATAGTGAAAAATTAAAAGAAGTAGTTGTAATTGATGGTTTATTTATGATGATTCATAAAGGGAGAATAAAACACAAGTTCAACGAACAATTTGAAGGATTCCATTTTTATGATTTGCCAATATGTCTTGAAAATCATTTAGACGGTGTTAAAGTTGGGGTGACAACAAAGATAAGGGTAACCCATAAATCGATTGGTATGGTTAATAAAAAGTGGGAAAAGAACAAATTACTATTTGAGGCACTATATGAAAGTAATTTTCCTTTGGCATTGTGATAAACATTTCATATATTTGAAATAGTTATTTAACACATGGGGGTGACTGGCATTGATTGACGTAGTTAGTCATACGGGGCACGTAGTCAAACTTCATCTATGACTTTAATCTATGATGGAACAATTTAAACGGCAACGTTTATTCACAAATGGAAGTATTAGGTCTTGTATCTACTACTTCTACTGTAGAAGTAGCCTAAGGTAAACCTACAAATGGGTCGACTGGACATGTAACCTAGAAACAGAAGTCCTCCAAGGTGGATACCACCCAAAGTGTATCAGAGACCACGTTCAGAGGGCTGTCTCAATAAAAGTGAACTCGACACAGTTGTTGGTAACAATGTCAAAACAGGAACCATCTATTTCGGAAGGTATGAAAAACCTTGACCTAAACGTGTAGTCCTTTATGGTTAGGACGGGCAAGACGCGGGTTAAGTTGGGCCCCTTTCAGTAGAGATGCTGATCGAAAATCGGATGAATTCAGGGAAAACTTCATTTATGAAACAACCCTGAGCCAAGCTTCGTAGGAAGAAGAAGGTGCAGAGACTAATGGGTGGTAGACGCTTCTACCGTAAAACCATCACGAGCGTCCGACATCTGAAAAGATGATGAGATAGTCCAATTGTATGTCGACTCCCGCCACCTCCACAAAAAAAAGCCCCTATTGGGGGCTTTTTTTATTTTCCACTATTATATTTATTAGTTGGTCAACCATATCATCACTCATATCATTTTTCATCCAATTAATCGCTCTAGAAACCCATCTGATATTACCTTTAATATAACCCTTACTACTATCAATTCTGTCTAATGATGCGGTGTATATCGGATTTTTATTTATTTTAGTATATGTTGAAAGCACGAGTTTGACCCCACTAAATTTACATACACCATCCTGAATTTCCCATTGATTTTTTAAATCATCTATCGTCACATCAATCTCATGATTTCTTTTTAAAATATTTCGATAGTGATATCTGAATTTTGTATAAAGGTCACCAGTTCTTTTAAATCCCTTTAGATTTTGAATGTTGCCACATTTATCTTTAAAATTTTTTACATTATGTTTCCCAACACAGGATCTAGAACAAAAATTTGGTCTATTTAATTTTTCATTTCTAGTTATTTCAGATTGAGGCTTTTCAAACTCTTGTTCACAAGTTTTACATATACATTTACCCAATTTTCTATTATTATATTTCATATCATATAAATATGTGGAGATGGTACAACATGTGGAGGTGTACTATACATAATATAACAAAAAAAAAATAGTTAAAAAAATGTGAGACGGATATAAACAAACAAAGAGGTCTTTAGGACCCCTTTGTCGAGATTAGAACACCTCCTTTTCGTTTAATTTACATTATCGACACACGGCGACCAAACCGTGGACTCTACTATAAATATCAAACTCAAAAAAAAAGTCAGAAGTTATTCTGACTTTTATTATTTTTTTAAAACTGATTATTAAAAATCAGCAGTTCTTGAGACACCCTTAGGGACGTATGACTGAACCGCAGTTGTTAAACCTCTTGTATTTGGTGAAGTTGTAGTAGTTGTTGTTGTCGATTTTTGGTTAGATAGTCCTGAAATCGATGTATCGGGTAATTTTGTATCAGGTACACCTGGCACCACTTCTCCCTGACTTGCAGATCTTCGTTTTCTTATATCTAAAATTTGGTCTATTTTTTTAGATGTGTTTCCACCTACCTTACCATCAACCGTTAAGGAATTTTTTTGTTGGAAATCTTTTACCGCATTAAATGTTTCTGTTCCGAAGTAATTGGTCGGTTTAGCAATTGCAGAATAACCTAAATCAAGAAGTTTTTGTTGTAATTCTCCAACTGCGGGAGATGTTACTCCTGTTTTTAATACTCCTTTTCCACTTAATACATCGTTATATGTTTGTGGGGATGAGGTTGTAGTTTCTTTTTTTGCTTGTTCTGGTTTCCATTCTGGTGGAGGTGTTTCGCCAGGTTTAGTAACAACAAAATCAGTTGCATTTGGACCTGTTTTTGTTACTATCATTCCAGAATCCTCGTCTCTTTGTGGTTGTGTGTATCCTGCTTGTTGTTGTGAAGAACCGATATTATAATTGATAAGTTTGAATTTTTTTTCAAAAGGTCTTTGTCCCGCTGGTAATGAAGATTTACCTCCAAGTCCAGGGTCCGTGTCAATGTTAAATTTAGATTTCAACAATTGATGTATTTTAAATACATCTGCACCATTACCTGAATCACCTTCATCGTTTATGGTGTACCAAAAAGTACTACGAGTCTTTTTATTATATAAATTAACAAAATCAATAAATGTTTTCTTATCTGGTATTTGATTAAGTACTGCGATTATTTTATCCCAATTAGTACCCCACATACGAGTTGCATTGTGAAAATCATTAAAATATGTGTTTAGTTTACTTTCTGCAGTTTCTTCAGACACCACATTAACATCTTTAATAGACATCAATTTTTTCATTCTAGTGGTTTCCTCTAAGAGTCTTCTATTTTGATTCATTTTTTTATATTTTATAATAAATATTAATTAGGTGTACAATCTTGCCAATGTCTTTAACATGGACAAGTTCATTAACATACTCGCTATTCCACCTCCAGATTTTTCTTGATTCGACTCAATTGAAGATAGTTCTTCTGGTGATACACCACTTTGATTCACAACCTCAGAAAATTGTGGATTATTTGCCAGTTGATTTCTGAATTCACCGTCGGTTTCGAATTTATATTCAAATGATTCGAAACTAGGTAAACCAAACATTTCTAAGACCCCATTTGCAACTACAAATTTTTTAACTAAATCTCGTCTATCTTTTCTTCCTTGTCTAACAACATTCCACCATCTGGATAACCATGTTTTTGGCTCCATACCAGTTTTTGCAACGTATTTTGCTAATGCCTTTTCTTGGAAGAAACTTTTAAAACCCGTACTAAACTTACCACCTGCTGCGATTTCTTTACCGATTGTTTTAGGTAATCCAGATAAACTCTTAATCTCAGCAATTGCGACTTTATTTTGGTTTATAGATTCTCTCATTCCTTTAGCCCATTTTGGACCCATACCAGGAATTTTTTCAACCTGAGTGATTAGTTGAGAAATTTTGGGATTACCCAAATGCTTTTGAATTTTCAAATACTCCTGAGCAAGTTTTGGATTAGATTTTGCCAATCTCACAATGTCATCAGCACTACTCAATACAAGTTTACCAGCACCTGCGGATCCACGCAAAATACCAATAAATGGTTTTATTATAAAATCACCAACAGTTGGTATTAATGCAATTAACATTAACCCAGCATATAGATATTCTTTCTTTGAGATATATCTAATGATTGAAATAACGTCAAATACTTCTCCGATAACAGGTATAAATCCTGCAGCCAAAAGAACAGTCTCAACTGTGTCTTCTTTCAATATTTGTCTTTGTTCTAAAATTTCTTTTTTTGTAATCTCCATTTTAATGTATTTTATCACAGAACATTTTAGCCACTTTCTCCGATATATCGGAATCCTTAACTACTTCCCCAAACAAATTACCCAAATAAGTACTACCCATACCTTTGAAATCTAATGCGTAGTTATTTGAATCTCCACCAACTGCTTGTGACGAATAATATCTAACTAACATCGTAATTAATCTATCTGATAAGGATGGAAATGCTTTATCACATTCCTCTTTATTTTTGAATATTTTTAATAAGTCCAAAGGATTCCAATCGGCAAAAAGTTGTGACGCAAATGTTGAAAAACTCGCATTTGCACCAAATACTTCTTTTAATATAAATCTGATGATGTATTCTTTTGCAGAAGTCGCCAATGCGTCAGTCAATGCTGATTTAACATCATCAGTTTTTAATTCATCTGGTACCAAATTTTTCACACTATCAGGGATTTCAATCTCATCGATATCATACCCCTCATTAATTAAATTCTGTGTGATAAATAGATATCTCTCAATTAGATAATCACCATCTCTGATATCATCTAATTCAGAGTATACTTCAGTTACACGATTTTTTCGTTGTTCCTGAAGTACACTTGATACTATGTTTTTAATTTCTCTCATTAACGTATTTTTTTCCACACATATTTAGAACCGTATGGTTTTAAATCTTCAAGATTCTTAATTCTTGTATATCCCATTGTTTCAATCGCAATATCCAATTTACCTAATTGAGTCTGATCCAAATCGGGTCCTTTATATTTTATTCTATTACCACCTTCTAATCCAACTATGTTACCATTGTCTTTTAAAGCTGTGTAGAATTTAACTGGAGTAACTTCTAATGCACTTATGTTAGGTAATTTAAATTCACTTGAGTCTATAGGTACAAATGGACTTTCTCTTTTAGGTAATTCGATTGGTTCTAATCTTGTTCTTTCAGGTGTTGTTGTTGTACCTGTAGTACCACAAACAGTATCGATTATTCCTTGTGTGATTCCATTACTTGTATCGATATTTCTTTTCTCCAATGAACCCTTAGTTAGTGGTCCAAAAGCGGAGTCAGCCTTAACATCACCTAAACATTTTTGAAGTTTTCTGATTTGTTCTGATTTACATCCAAATTCATGAGGTAATGGTTTATCATTACAATCTTTAAATTCTCTTTTAGGTATAGGTGTTACAGTAGCATCATCTTCATTATCCCAAACAATTTTAATATTACCATCTTCTTCCGTTGTTGAAGTTGATGTTCCACTCTCTATTTGTGATATTAGATTTACCAAATTTTGTTTTGCCTGTACAGATTTAGGATTTGTAGTAACTATGTACTTAAGTGATGTTTTCAAATCACCACTACCAAAACCTGATTGTTGATATAACGTCAAGAATTCGTCTCCTTTCCCATTATCAACATATGTCTTTAATAATGCACCTGCACTAATCAAATCACTTTGTGAAACGGGAAAGTCCAATAAGTCAATCATAGTCTCAACATCATTAGATAACTCCTCATCA